CGAGTGTTGCCTTCTGTTCTGGTAGGTTCTGTTCATACTTTGAGTACAGCTCTTGTTTGAGAGCATCATGAAAGGCCACCACCAGCGGGTACTCATCTACGTTCATGAGTCTACTAGCATAATTACCAGGATCTGCATATCCAGCCAGCTTAGCGGCTTCTGTTTGGCTACATGGCTCACCTTGATGGCCATATACTAGATACATTACAAACTTCTCTTGTTGTGCTGTTAATTTTTTTGGTAATGACATAACACTTGTAATATATCCTATAATTTGTATATATCAATATTAGAAATATGGATGATATAGACAGAAATACAAGAAAACTACTAGAATACATGCAAGACATGGAGAAGAAAGTAAAACAAATGAAGTTTATCAAAGACTTAAGAGTAGATGTTGAAATAAATGGAACTGGTACACATAAGTATAGATACAAGCGTGGACCAAATAAAGGAAAGGTAACAGATTGATAGACGGTAAAACATTCAGACAAGGCTTAGATAAGTTTATGAAAGCTGAAGTCACAAAGAATGCTAGGATGCAAGTACAATTACCTAACGGAGAATTTTACGACATCGTTGGAATAAAATTACTTGAAAATAAAATAATTGGTAGTAAAGACACACATAGATTAGTTTTGTCTTGTAAAAAACCAGTAGAAAGTATGGGTGAACCTGTAAAGATTCTATAAATTATCTGGACTGAATTATGTCACAGAAAAATATAAATTCTGAAAGAGATTTATGGAGAAAAGTTAAGAATGAATTGGGAACAATTTCGTGGATTCGTATTGAAAACTGGGCTTTACCTGGTACTCCTGACTTGTTGGGGTATGCTCCTAGTGGGTCCTTTTTTACAGTAGAATTAAAATTTACACGATCCAGAAAAATCCAGATTTCCCCGCACCAAGTTGCCTTCCACACGAAACATAAAAAAAATACCTATGTGCTTGTAGCTTGTGCCCCTAAGCTTGGGTCTTTCCGCTTGTACCCTGGCTCCCGGATCCTGGAGCTTGCGACTTCTGGCTTGTTGCTTGAACCCTTGCGTTCAGGTTGGGATGCTTGTCGCTTGGAGCTTGAGCGCTTGTAAGCTTGCGCCTCAGCTTCCTGAGCTCAGCATAATATTTTGGGTGATGCCATACCATTTTAATGTTTACCATAACACACGTTTGAAGTCTCACGGTCCCAACACGCCCTGCAGCTGCCGCACTCGTTGCCCTGGTCTGGGGCCGGGCATGTCCTGCCAGCCTGACTGGTCACCGTAGAGGTCCACGGCCAAAACTTAACTGGCCCAGAGTCAATCATGTGTGATGACATTCTAATGATTAAATTAGTCGGAATCGTGGCCGGATCTAATTGTTTTAAAAATTGCGCTTCGCGCGTCGGCATCCAGTGTCTGGTCTTGCTTGTACGCTTGCACACTAAAAATATATTTTCTAGATGCTTCATACTCTGGATGTCTCCTGAGTCATGCCACCTGAACCAGTCCTGGTCCTTGATCAGTGTTACCATCGCATCAACCCAGCGCGGGTCCTCCAGAGCTGCCAGGCGTCGTTGTAATGCCTGCTGTACATTTGAAAATCTATATCTACCCTTCAGGGCGTAACAGCCCGCGCACACTGAGCCCGGGACCTTCACCAGCTTGGCGCCAGTCTTACACGCCACGGCCGGCAGATTGTGCGCTGGTCCTGGCATCTTGGACGGCTTACTCAGGCCGCCTGTGATCTTTCTTGCTTCTTTCTTTAACATAATTTTTCTCCTATAAAATCTTATACTGTGTAGCTTGTAACCTGTCAAGCTTGTGGGCTCGAGCTCTGGTTCAGGGCCCTTGCGGGCCCTGTTCCGGGACTAATCAAGTAACGTCATATAAGCGCTGGCGTTGTGCTGCCTGAACCAGTTTAGATCCTTCCGGACCTGGTCCCATAGCTTAGAGCTGCCGTAGCCTAGCTTCTTATCCTCCAGCGTAGCTGCAAGCTCATTGATAAAAATCCGGTCATGTCTCTTAGCTTCATCAGCTGTAAGCATTGCGGACTCACCATTAAACCTGTTTTTACGCTCGTATTTTTTTTCTTCAGTTTGTGTCGTCATGTTATCCTTTCATTTTCATATGTCCTATAATATCCCAGGTAGAATGTCAAGCGCTTGTAGCTTGCGGGCTTGTGGATAAAAGCTTGAAGATTCTGGGCGGGCCCACCCTAGCTTGGGAGCTTGGAAACTCTGGGCGGGCCCACCCAAAAAAAAAGAAAAATTTTTTTCAACCTCAGATTGTTAAATCTGAGGTTGTTCATCAAGGACAAGATGAAATCAGTTATTTTGTTGGCAAGGTCTTTCTTCGCCAGTAAGCATATTCCTTTCAATAAATTGTGGCAAAGTATTATCGTCCCAATAACCTCGATTGTATGTTCTTTGCCACGCATTTTCTTCTGTAAGTGTAATTGGCTCATTTAATCGACCACTAACCATATCTATGGCTCTATCCATAAATTTATCCGCCCAATCATTATAACAATTAAGTGAGCAGAAATTTCCACCCCCATAATAAAATGATGATCTACGTCTAGTCTGATTTACTTTCTTGTCCTTACTTCCTCGTTTCCTGTCTTTTGTGTCGTAAGTATGGCACTTATGACTTTGACAGAATTTTAGTGTACTCATTTTTGTCCTTTCTAGTAGGGGTTGCGTTCTACACTAGAACTACCTCAACCCCTAACTTTACATATTGTTATTTAAGTTTTTGTAAATAAATTAACATAAATTAATATAATATCCCTTGTAAAAATGTCAAGGTAGTATATAAGAAATTATGCTATTAATAACACTAACAAAGAAAGCGAGGATATAATGGCAAGGATAAGACTAAACAACGAGTACAGAAATAAAGTTGGAGTAAGAATAAAACAACATTTATTTCAAGAGGATACGCAAGAGAAGAAGAAGTATGACACTTTGAAAGGCGAACAAGTGGACATCAATGATAATGCTTGGAAAATTGCTGAGCAAATTGTTAGACGACACTATACTGCTGATGATGTTGAGAAAGCATACTATCTACAAAACAAGTTTGAAAATGTTTCAACGATTGCAAAAGACAGTTGTTTTCATTTTCATTATCTAGGGACAAAGGAAAAAAGAAACTACGACAATCAAGTCGAGGTCGAGGAAAATGTTCCAATAGAAAGACACTTTGATTTTAGATTAAATGGCGCTATTAATATCGAGGGGAACAATGACTACGATAAAGATAATAGTTATGCGTATGCTTTGTTTAGAGATGAGATAAACGCGCAAGAGGGTTGCAACGCAGATATCTTAATCGAACAAGACGGAAAAGATAACAACCCACACAAAACAAAATATACTGACAATAATAATAAGTATCTTGGTTTGAGTGGTGGTCGAGATAACGAAATCAAATATGGTAAAGAGTGGAATGAAAAATATCAGCTTGATTTGATTGGTCGTGATTATTGCCGAGATAGGTCTATTGCTTGTAGTGAACAAGAATTCAATTTCTTAATCACTTGGAAGCAAGCTAAAGGACAGTTTGTAATGGCGCATTACAAATGGGTTGAGTCTGTTCTAAAACAGATGAGAGAAATCAAGTTAGGACTTAAAGGATATAAGTATCTTGACGAAGCAATCGAACTAGCAAATGAACTAGGAATAAAAATAGACGACGCAGAAATTGTTAGAACAAATTCTAGTGGTCTAGTTATTTATAATCCTAAAAATCTTGCTCAAAGAGTTAAGGGTATGAAAAATACTGAAAAAACTAGAGAGCAAAAGATTGCCGAACGTGTTGCATATATGCAACAGCAGAAAACTAATTCGGATAACTTGAATTAAACTGTTGAATAACTATGGGATTAATATATATTAATCCCATAACCACTTAAGGTTATAGAAAGCGAGAAAAAAAATGGTAGATAATAAACCTTTCACTATCACTTATTGGAGTGCTAGCGATAAAAAAACAATAACGAGAAATGCTTTATGGACTGATAAGAGTAGATATTGGGTAAGTAAAGCGGGCAGATTGTTAATGACTTATTTTGATGTAGATCAAAATGGTTATAGAACTGCGTCAGATACTTGGAGTATTAAATTATGAGTAATACTTATTTAATACTTTCAGAATTAAAATTTGACACAATGAAAAATAGTTGGGACGTCGAATTTTCTGATCTGTCTTACGACGACGCATTTACAAAGTTGGTTGCGTTGGAAACATTAAAGGACAATGACGACAAAGTTTATTACATCATAAATAAAAAACATCTATGGAGTAAAACAACAGATGTAAAATTAGATGATGTAAAAATAAATAAAATAGAAAAGCAAGACGCATTGTTATAAATTAAAAAGGGGTATGGGATAAATCCCATACCCCCTTGCAAAAACTGCATGGCTCGACGTATGCAACTTTTGCATTACCACATCTAGTAGAGGTACCACTACATATAGATTTTTCGCTTGAAACCTAGGGCGGGCCCACCCAATGTTGACAAAGGGGTCCCAAGGTCGTACATATATGTAAGATTTAGATAGTTAAGCACTTCGTTTGAAGAAAGGTTAAAATATATGAGTTCTGAAAAAATTTTACAAAAAATTTCTGAGAAAGACCTTAAAGACAACCTAACTCCTGAACAATACGAAGAATTTCTTGAAAATGATAAAGTGGAAAAATTAGCGGAAGCTAAACCATATATCAAACAAGACTTTCTTTCTTTTGTGCAGTATGTTTGGCCAGATTTTATTGAGGGTTCTCACCATAAAATTATTAATAAAAAATTTAATGACCTAGCACAGGGAAAAATTAACCGTCTGATTATCAATATGCCACCAAGACATACGAAGTCTGAGTTTGCCTCATACTTACTTCCGGCATGGATGATAGGTAAAAATCCAAAATTAAAAATAATTCAAGCAACACACACAGCTGATCTTGCAATCGACTTTGGACGTAAGACTAAAAATTTAGTTGATGACTCAGATTACCAACAAGTCTTTGATACAAGACTTATGGAAGATAGTCAGGCAGCAGGTAAATGGAAAACCGAACAAGGTGGTGAATACTTTGCAGCTGGTGTTGGTGGAGCAATTACAGGACGTGGTGCTGATCTATTAATTATTGATGACCCGCATAAGGAACAAGATATAAAAAAAGATAGTAAGTCCTTTGAGAAAGCCTGGAACTGGTATACATCAGGTCCTCGTCAACGTTTACAACCAGGTGGTAAAATCATTTGTGTAATGACTCGTTGGTCTACAAAAGATCTTACTGGACAATTAATCAAGGCTCAGGGAGAAGAAGACTCTGACCAATGGGACATCGTAGAATTACCTGCCATACTACCAAGTGGCAAACCCGTTTGGCCTGAATACTGGACCAAGGACGAATTAGAAAAAACAAAAGCATCAATACCTGTAACAAATTGGAATGCTCAATATATGCAGCAACCAACAGCAGAAGAGGGTGCGATTATCAAACGAGACTGGTGGAGAAACTGGGATAAGAAAGAACCACCACAAGTAAAATATAAAATTCAATCTTATGATACAGCATTTCTTAAAAAAGAATCTGCTGACTTTTCAGCTATAACAACCTGGGGAGTTTTTGAAACAGAGGATAATGGAGATAATGTTATACTATTATCGGCGTTTAGAGATAGATACGAGTTCCCCGAACTTCGAAGAATGGCACATGAAGAGTATTTATGGTGGCGTCCTGATATGACTTTAATCGAGGCCAAGGCATCAGGGATACCGCTGACGTCTGAATTAAGGCGTATGGGAATTCCAGTTGTCAACTTTACACCAAGCAAAGGAAATGATAAACATGCAAGGGTAAATTCAGTTTCTCCACTTTTTGAAGCTGGCAAAGTTTGGGCCCCGTTGCATGAACATTTTGCTCAAGAAGTGATAGAAGAATGTGCTGCGTTTCCGCATGG